TTACAAAGCTATGACCTTTATTTCTTTTTAAAAGGAAAAATACATGTACGTAAAAGTAATAGACAGCGTGCCTACAGTGTACACACTAAGACAACTAAAAAACGATAACCCTAACGTATCGTTTCCAAAGCAACCTAGCGTTGCGTTGTTGTCTACGTATAACGTATATCCTGTTGTGCAAGGAGCTACGCCCGATAACGATATCGTTACTAACGGCCCTATAACAGAAGTCAACGGTGTTTGGACTCAAACATACGTAGGCAGAGATCTTACGCCGCAAGAAAAGCGAAAAAGCATGGTTGTTACTATGCGACAAGCGCGGCTTGCGTTACACCAGGCAGACAAGCTAACTCTTGTTTCGGATGCGATAGCGTTAATACCAGAACCAGACAAATCCCTTATATCTATTGAATGGGAATACGCATCTACTGTTGAGCGCACATCGCCGTGGATGTCTACTATGGGATCAGCTTTAGGATTGTCGGAGGATCAACTAGATGAACTATTTGTCACTGCACGCAGTCTTTAATTATTTAATACGAGTTGGCGATGGTATTAGCCAGTTTTTAAATGTTGCTGTTTTGTTCGGAACTAATCCTAATGAGTCTATTTCCGGCAGAGCTTATCGAATGCAGAATGTATGGGTCTGGAGTAAAGTTCGTATTGTTATTGATTGGTTATTTTTACCTTTTGAAAACGATCATTGCAAAAAAGCCCACGATGCTGACATAAGTCGGGCTGCTCAATTAATGCGAAATCAAAGGTTCTAAACATGGATATTTTTGAAGCAGCAATGCGGTGGATAATTGCCCCAATCACAGTCATAGTTTTTATGCTGTATCAGCGTCAACAGGCTCATAGCACCCAGCTTGCTGTTTTGCAAAACCAAGCAGATATTGTTCGCGGGGCGCACGATAGAGAAATCCGAGACATCAAAGACATGCTGCACAAAATACTTGAAAAACTCGATGACAAGGCTGACAAATAATGTGGGCTGCTTTAATTTCTCCTGTTGCTGAACTTATTAAAGTTTGGTTAGGCAATGTTAAAAACAAAGCAGAAGCTAAACATGAAGCTCAGATGAAGTTAATTCAAACGACAGCCTCATGGGAACAGCTTATGGCAGAACAAGCGAAAACCTCTTGGAAGGACGAGTGGTTTACGTTATTGCTTTCTGCCCCCGTAGTGACTCTTATGTACGGTGTTACGTTTGATAATTCAGATGTGGTTTATCGCGTTGGGCTAGCATTTAATCAACTGGATAAGCTTCCTGAGTGGTATCAATATTTATTGTTTGTAGCTGTAACAGCCTCTTTTGGTATTCGTGGTGCCGATAAACTACTGGCAATTAAAGGTAAGAAATAATGGACGAGCTAGCGGCTAACCTTGACGGATTAGAAACGGAATCTACTACTGCGTTTACAGGCGAGACATACGAGGACTTCGTTGAGTGGTTCCCCGGCAGTGGTCTAGAGAATCAGATGAAGTCTTTCTACGAGTCACGCGGTGAAGAGTACACCGGCATTCCTGAGCTGCCGCCTTACGATAAGAATGAAGAAGGACAGTACGTCAACGATGACGGAGAACGACTGTACTACTTTAGCGGCTCTGATATGGAAGCGAGCGGCAGTCGCGCTGGGCTGGGAACTAACTACAGCTACATGACTAAGGATGACATACAAGAAGCCTACAGCTCAGATCCTATGCTGGGAGTAGCGTTTGCGGACTTTGAAACTTTCTGGAACTACACAGAGGACAGGCAAGCACAGATAGACTCCGGCGTAATTCTGGATCAATACGAGCAGAACGCTCAGATCTGGGCGGATCAGTTTATGCGCACTAGAGATGGCAGAGGTGGCCCCCAAGCGGAGCTAATCGATTCCATAGTAGGTGGCGAGCAAGAGAGACGAGAAGGCGCGGACAGGGAAGCAGAAGCCGCTCTACAGGAACAGTACGGTATTGAAGTACAGTACACTGACGAGATGGGGGCCGAGTATCAGTGGAATGGCTCTGGCTACCAGTTAGTAAAAGAAGCTCCCGAGGTCAGCTTTGGCCAAATGGCGATGACAGCCCTCATGGGGACGGCTATTGCAGGACCGCTGTCTGGCGTGATAGGTGCCGCTACAGGACTATCCGGGGCTGCGTTATCCGCTGCTACTGCTTCTGTCATCAGCACAGGAAGCCAGCTAGCCCTGACAGGTGAGGTAGACTTCGAACAGGCGCTAGTGGCCGCAGCTACGGCTGGGCTGGGCACTGCTGTGGGAGATGCTATTAGTGCTGCTCCTGAGCTAGACGCTTTAACCCCACAGTCTGCAAGTGAATGGGTGGACTACTATGAATCTGTTGGCATGTCAGCAGAAACAATATCGGAGATGCGCGATGTATTAACACAAGCAGAAACCGCAGGAAGTGCCGTTAACTCTGTTGTGGACGTTTTAGGTACTGTTTCTCAGATTGCAAACGGGGTTCAGGGAATAGATAGTGATTCCGCTGGAACAGATCCAGTATACGATGTAGGCCAATCTACCACGCCTGAAATGGAAGTAGACGAAAACGGTAATTTTGTTTATGACCCTGACAACCTTCAAGTAGTTATTGGCGACTACGTTACTGGGTATGAAAATTCTCAGTCTGCTGCCGACCAAGCTGCTGATGATTTAGATGCTAATGCTAATGAGCTAAGTAACGGCGCTGAAGATCTGTTAGCGGATAATTTAGAAGATAATCAAATTAATGACCAAGCTTCTGGGGAGAGCGTTACTGAGGAAGAGTTCTACAAAGTAGACGTCTTCGGTAACGTGTCGTATGTGGACTACAGAACTGGCGAGTGGATTCTGGCTGACCACCCTACTGTTGTTGATGGACGACCGCCCGGAACTTATGGGCAGCACGGAGAGGAGCTAGGTGAAGAGCAGGTTATTCAAGAAAATACTGGGACTACAGACATCGATAACATCGTTGATGTTGTTACTGATATTGTAACTAGCACTGACACTAATGTGCCTTCTGATGTTGTTACTGACACTGATGTGCCTTCTGATGTTAGTGTTATTGTTAATGATGTGCCTAGCATTGATCCTCCGGGTACTGTGGATCCTAATACTGGCGGTACTCCTGGTACTGGCACTGACACTGACACTGGCACTGACACTGGCACTGACACTGGCACTGACACTGGTACGGGCACTAGTACTGGTACTGGAACGGGCACTAGTACTGGTACTGGAACTGGTGCTGGTACTGGAACTGGTACTGGCACTGGAGCTGGCGATGGTACTGGAACCGGTAACGGAACTGACGGTGTTGACGGTGCTGACGGTGCTGACGGGGCTGACGGTGCTTCTGGAGGCAATTTTAATCCTTTTTACTCAGGTATTAATTATCAAAGACAGCCAGCACTAGGAATAATAAATTCACCAGTTGCAAACTATAATGCTGGTTTATTTAGTGAAATAGCTAAAAGCCAAGCGGCGTTTGTTACACCAAAGGCTAGTCCATTAGAACGTAAAGTAACAAGTTTGTTTGATAAATACATATAAAGTGAGCATTGCACGATGACTTATTTAGATGCTGTTAATAATGTTTTACGCAGATTGCGTGAAGAAGAAGTAACTACTGTACAAGCTAATACTTATAGCAAGATGGTAGGAGACTTTGTTAATGATGCAAAAGACCTTGTTGAAACTGCTTGGGATTGGGCAGGGTTGAGAAATACCTTAACTGTTACTACTCAAGAAGATGTCTTTAGCTATGTATTAACTGGCAGTCAAAGCACAATTAAGTTACTAGATGTTATAAATGATACTAGTAATTTTTTTATGGAATACAGAACTGCAACGTGGTTTGATAATCAGTACCTTAATCAAACTCCAGTAAAAGGATCTCCAGCGTTTTATACCTTTAACGGTGTAGATTCAAATGGAGACTCACAGGTTGACCTGTACCCTAAACCTGATGGAGTCTACGAAATAAAATTCAACAGTGTACTTAGAAATAACAATTTATCTTTAGACGCTGATAAATTATTTATACCTTCAGCTCCCGTTATTCATTTAGCAATTGCTTTATTATCCCGTGAACGTGGAGAGACAGGCGGAACTAGCACTCCTGAGTATTTTGCTATTGCTGATAAATATTTAGCTGATGCAGTAGCTATGGACGCTCAAAAACATCCTGATGAAAACGTGTGGTACACAGCATAATGGCGCAACAACTAGTAAGTGTAAATCTGGTCGCTCCTGCTTTTAAGGGCATTAACACAGAAGACACACCGTTAGCACAAGATCCGTCTTTTGCTGAAACGGCAGACAATGCTGTTATTGATAAGCGTGGGCGTATTGCTTCTCGCAAAGGCATTGCTCTTGCTACAACAGATGCAAGTGAATTAGGGTCTGATCGTATACATAAAGTGCATCATTTTTATGACAGCACGACTACTTCAGTAACTTTTAGTACAGGAAATAATAAAATACTTAGCGGAACAACAGTTTTAGTTGATGCGACTCCTGCTGGTTATAGTATTACGGATAACAATTGGAAGATAATTAACTTTAACGACAACTGTTATTTCTTTCAGCGTGGCTATGAACCGCTTGTGTATAACAATACTCTAGGGGCAGTTACAGTAATGTCTGCTGTGCCGGGTGCTTCACTTACTTCTGCACAGTATTGCCATGAGGCAATAGGCGCTTACGGTAGGCTGTGGGTAGTAGGCACAGAAACTAATAAAAATACAATTTATTGGTCTGATTTGTTAACAGGACAAGATTTTGCTGGTGGCTCAAGTGGATCTATAAATGTTGAAGAGGCGTGGCCTGATGGCTTTGATGAAGTTAGAGGATTAGCTGCACATAATAATTTGTTAATTGTATTTGGCGAACATAGCTCTATTGTTTATCAAAATGCTGAATCACCAGCAAATATGGCTATAGCTGATACTGTTCCGGGCGTTGGTTGTATATGTCGTAATAGCATACAACACATAGGAACAGATGTTTTGTTTTTGTCGCATTCTGGTTTGCGTAGCTTTCAAAGAACAATACAAGAAAAATCAATGCCTATTACCGATCTTAGTCGGAATGTAAAACAAGAGCTAATTCAGGCCATAGAAAGCCGCACTGAACCTACAGCATCAGTGTATAGTCCTGAGAATTATTTTTATTTAGCTACGTTTCCAGATCAATTAACAACTTATTGTTTTGATTTAAGGGGAACATTAGAAAATGGGTCGTATCGAGTTACTAAATGGCCTTCATCATTATTTAAAGCATGGCACAGAAAAACTGATGGTGAGGTATTAACCGGAACAGAGCAAGGAATTGGTAGTTACGCCGGTTATTCAGATCAAACTGCTAGCTACAGGTTTAGTTACTTTAGTCCTGGCCTTACGTTTGGCGATCCGTCAAAGATAAAGATTCTAAAAAAACTAAGACCTACGTTAATAAGTGTTAAAAACGCAAATGTATTTTTAAAGTGGGCGTATGACTTAAACGAAACATACGCGACACAAGAGTATACAATATCTCAGCCTTTTGATGTTATATCAGAGTACGGTGTGTCTCAATATAATATTAATGAATACTCAGGTGGAGACCTTACTGTGCGTAGGGCAGTTAATACAACAGGAAACGGTACAATTGTAACAATAGGATTAGAATCAGACATTAATGGTTCTGCTTTATCTTTACAAGAAATAAACGTACAAGCATTGATGGGTAAAATATTATGAGCAATTATATAAAGACAACAGACTTTGCAACAAAGGATTCCTTGCCTTCTGGCAATCCTGCAAAACTGGTTAAAGGCGTTGAAATAAACACAGAGTTTAATAATTTGCAAACGGCAAGTGCTACTAAAGCAGATTTAGTTTCTCCTACGTTTAGTGGGACGGTAACAATTCCTGCCTTAAATCTTACGGGAACTGTAACAGGAACTATTAACGGAGGAACATACTAATGGCGGGCGGATTCTTAGACGGGCTTATAAATGGGATTCGTAATCCCGATAACGCTGCTAACATTGCTTTAGGAACTGGCGCTTTAGGGGCTATATACGCAGGTTATGACAAGTTAGGTGATATTGGGAATAGAGCTCTTTCAGGTGCGCAAACTATTGGAGATAGAGGATTAGAGCAAACTACGTTTCAGCCTTATTCAATTACATCATCTACAGGTGGCATGTTTAATGTAGATAGCTCTGGAGCGACTACAGCTCTTTCGCCTCAAGAGCAACAGTACCAGCAAATGATGCTGAATCAAGCGCAACAAGCGGCACAGACAGATCCTTTTGGTCAACAAATGGGTAGAGATTTTTCTACTAGTGCTTACAATCTTGGTCAGGGGTTTATGACTCAAGCTGGAATGGATACAGCTACTAGAGAGCAAGACATCTATGACAATATACGCGCTATGCAAAGTCCCGAAGAAGAGCGTCAGCGCATGGCGTTAGAGGAACGCTTGTACAACCAAGGACGTAGTGGCGTTACAAGCAATATGTACGGCGGTACACCAGAGCAGTTAGCTATGGCTAAAGCGCAAGCTGAAGCACAGAATCAAGCATCTTTGCTAGCAATGCAGCAGGGCCAGGCAGAGCAGCTACAGCAAGCTAACTTAGGAAGTATGTTCGGAGGACTAGGCTCACAGCTTTCTGCACAAGATTTAGCAATGAGGCAGAATCAACAAGGTTTAGGTATTCAAGCGTTAGGCGCTTCTTATGCTCCTCAAAATCAAATGTTAAATGTTCAGCAAGCTACTAATCTATATCCCCAGCTTAATCAACGCGCTCCATTTGAGGGGGCTGGTTTGTATGGTGAAGCTAACATGGGTGGCCTTGAGGCACTTCTTGGAGCAGGTCAAGGACAAGCAAATCTGCTGGGTGCGTTAGGTAGTGGCTTGTTGAGTGGCATATTTAAAAAATAGGAGAATATAATGGCGCGTTTTAGTAATAATTTTACTCAAAGCCTAGCAAATCCATCTTATTTAGGCGGCTTGTTTACGGCTGCTGAGAACGTAGGCTCTGCTCCCGGAAGGGCTAGAGAAAAGCAAGAACAAGAGCGAAAACAAAAAGGTTTGCTTGATGCTAGTATGGCTCTTGAGCAAACCGCTTTGAAAGGTAATTTGAATGATTCAATGATAAACGACGCGGCTAATTCTTTGCTTAATCTTGGGATGCCGCACTCAGAAATTATGAATACTGTAAATAACGCTCGTGCTTTGAACACTTCGGCAAGACAGCGTCAAATAGCTTCGTTAGATAAAGCCGGACAAGATATTAAGCGCACTGCGCAGTTAGCTAGGGCTATACAAATGGCCCGTGAAGCTGGAGATGTGCTGGGTGAACGGCAAGTAACATCAGGAAGTATGGAACCTGCTGCGTACATGAACTCTTTAGCGGATAGGTTAAGAAAGACTGAAGAAAAAACCATAGATTTTGGTACTGGGATTACTGAGTGGGTAGATTCTTCAGGGAATACGGTTCTTAAAACAGTTCAGTCATCTAAAAGTCCAATTCCTTTTGAACTCGGTAGTGGTAGGTTGGTGGAAGAAAACGAGCTAGCTGGGTTAACAAAAAAGCCGGCTACTCCCGGAGTTTCTTTTTCATTAGGAGATAAGGGAGATACAAAGTACGCGGAAGAGATAAGTAGGGCATTAGCAGAGCAAGATGCAAAAGATATAGAAAGCGGGGAAGAGGCTGCTGATAATTTAGCAACTATAAACGAAGCTAGGCTTGTTTTAGAAGAAAACCCAGATGTTCTTGGGCTTGGTTCTGAAAACATAGATACGCTTAAAAAGGGTTTTATTCGAGTTTTAAGTGGAATGGGTGTAACAGAAAACGACCCTGTATACAAAAAAATAACTGAGCAGTCTAGCTCCGTAGACTTATACAGAAGTTTTACGCAAGATTTTGTTCAAAAAAGAATGGACGCTACCAAAGGTGCAATATCAGATAGGGAGTATAGTTCATTTATCGCCTCTGTTCCTAATCTAATGCAGACAGAGGAGGGTTACAGATCTCTTTTAAATCTTATGGAAAGAGCAAATACCGCTGCTGTTTTAAGGTCTGAGCATTTAAGAAGCGCGGCTATGTCTGAAGGATCTAGTAAGCAGTCTGTTTATAAAGCTCGACAAGAGTGGAATAATTTTAGAAGAAATTTTCCATTGGGGATGATTCCATCTAAATCGATGACAGAGGTGTGGGGAGACTACAACAAACCAGATTTCAATAAAGACAATATGGTTTTTTCTGTACTCGGGCCTGACGGAACTCGTCAGTTAACTACTTATAAAGATATAGTAGAAGGTGGAAGGAACTCTAGGGATAATTTAACAGCACATTCGTCTATTAAAAGGGCGTTTGAAAAGTTTGACGCTGTTTACGTACCTTTAATGTAAGGAAGCTAAAGATGTCGAATACTGACTTATCTTTTATGTTTGAAGAGCCTTTGTCTGTTCAAGAAAGGCAGTTTGAGGAGCAGCAAAATGAACAAGAAGACTCTCCTGAGCAGACTCAAATATCTACGGATGACATAACAAACCTCTTTAATCAATATTCTGAAGAAGAAACCCAAAAAGCAAAGCAAGCAACTTGGGCTGATGTATTTAAGTCTGGGGGAATAAGGGCCGTAGCAGGAATACCCCAAGGTTTTATGGCCTTGGCTGAATCTTATGGGGCTTTGCCTAAAGGATCTACCGCTGATTTTACTAAGCAAGTACTGGCCTTAGAAAACAGTGGAGATATGGGAATCGCTAAAGAATTTACTAGGGATACTCTATCTAGCATAATTCCTATTGTTGCAGAGATAATAGCAACTAGAGGCGCTACTTTTATGCAGACTGTTAAAAGATCGGCAGCTATTAGTGGTTCTGGTGGCTTTTTTACTTTTGTAGATAACCCAGAAACAGCGGGCCCACTTAGTACTGCTAGGTTTTTAAATACGTCTCTTGGGGCGACATTGGCTCCAATAGCTGCTGGAGCGGGTTTAGGATTGGGTAATCTCTACTCTAGGATAACTGGTGGACTAGGAGAGACATCAGTATCTGGTGGTAGAATAGCCCCTGATTTAGTCACTAGACAACAGGGCGCAGAGACTATACAGCAAGGAGCTGAAAGAGGCTTGGTGGTAACACCAGGAGCTGCTACTGGAGATGTTGGCTTAGCGGCGCAAGAAAAAAACATATCTGGGGTATTTTCAGAAGACACTGCAAGGTTTATATCTGATGTTATAGGATCTAACGCTAAAACAATGAACGAACTC